CTTCGTACCAATCGTTACCAATCTTGTAGACGGTAATCCCACGCTTTAGTGTGTACCGCCAGAACAACCAGCCACCACCTGCTGGTCCCTGGTCCACTGTAGGTGGTACGAATAGATAAGCCATTATGTTTTCCTTCTATGTTAGAAACATAACCCCACCCCTAAGCCCGTTATATGACTTAGGGATGAGATTAGTGTCGCTAATTAAGCAATGCTTGAAGCAGACTCAATGCGGAACAGTGCCTCATTGCGGTATACTGCGTGTCCTAGAACACCGTACCAACCGATTGGACGCTGACGCATCAACTTGTCAACGACTGGACCAATAACCACGTGTGGTTCTTCGGCAACAGCCTCAGCAAGTGCTTGCTGTCCTGCTAGGAATGTGCGGTAAACAGGAATGCTGCTATCGCCATCATTAGCCTTGCGTAGACGAGGTGATTCAATGAAGTATGCACCTTCAAACTGACCAATTTCGCCAGCCCAGATTGCATCATTGCTCTGGTACTCGTGTGGGTTACGCCATGAAGCAGCACCAGTTTCGGCACGAAGGTCATGGGATACTTCTGGGTGAATACCACACCAGTAAAGTGAACCCTTACGTCCGTTAGCCTTGTTGCTGCGCAACTTAGCAACAGCCTTGCGGATGTCAGCAGCAGAGATTGTGTCATCTGAGGTGATACCTGAAGTTGTTGTTGCGGTTGTTGTTCCACCAGTTGCGTATAGTACGTTGGTACCTGTTAGAAGTGCATCCTGTGCTAGTTCATCAATGGAATCAGCCATGTTGAATGCAAGGATGTTAGCAACTGCTGGGTCAACGTCTGCAAGAGACATCAACTGCAACTTGCGAGTTACTACAGTTGCGTTACCGTACTCGTTTAGAGTTACGGTTACGATGTCTGGAGTAGCAAGTGCAACTGCTGCTGGGTCTACATCTTCTGACAAAGCAGTCTTAGCAACAGCAAGGTCGTTGTAGATTTGTAGCGCAACACTTGAACCAGGCATTGCCTGACGTGCTGGCTTCTTGTCCGCTACTGAGCGGATGAGTGGGGTTGCACGCAGTTCAAATTCAACAAGGCGGTCGTAAGCCTTCTGAACTAGACCTGCGGCGTTTGACGGGGTGAAAGCACCAACGTTGTTAGCGGAAGCGTAAGCGCCACCACCAAGACCACCGTTAGTACCAGCACTACCACCTGATAAGCCTGTATTCGGCATAATATATTTCCTTAGGGGTTAGATTGATTTGCGATTATTCAACGCCTTGGCTGTAAAGGAAGTTAAGTAATTCCTCTGCAGAGCCAGCGTTATTCATGATGTTGAATGCATCATTAACATCATCTGGAGAAATAGCCCCAGATGTTACTGCATCTATTTGACGCAAAGCAGCGTAGTTTTCACTTTGTTCTGCTGATTGTTGTACAGGTGCAGCAACACCAAATAGTTCACCGTTATCAGTCAGCCAGTTACTGATGCTGTCCGAGGACATTTCAATATCTGCTGGAATGAATTTGGCAACCTTTGGGTTGACACCTTTCTCCGCCAAGACTTGGCTGATTGTTGCTTCCCGTTGGAATTTGCGCAATGAATCCAATTCGGCTTGCAACTCTTTGAGTTGTTTGTCTTTCGCACGTTCGGCACGGCGGACTTTCTTGAGTACATCATCAGATGAACCACGTGATGGTGCATCGTCATAGTCCTCAAACTCTAAGTCATCGTCCCAGTCTTGATTATTGTTGCTCATCGCAACTATCTCCCTTACATTAGTTGTTGTTCGTACATGTCTCACTCCTACACAGGGGTATGTAGGTTGGTATGTACTACCGCTCTTTTACTCAGTGGGGGCGGTTAATCCACTGAGAGTTTTATGCTTGTCGTTTGCGACTTAGTGAACCAGTCGTGATACCAGAAGTACCACCGAACTGTGCACGAGCCTGTGAGCGAAGTCGTTTGGCTGATGCTGATTCCGCACCAGTTAATGCTTCGGCTTCAAGTTCTCTTTGCGTAGGTGCTGTTCCACCAAAGGTGCGAGCAGCCTGTTGGATGCCACTACGTTCACGAGCAACTTGCTGGAATCCCTTAAGTGCACTCTCACGAGTAACACCTTGCTTGGCAAGGTCCTCAAGGTTGGACTCTGCCCTAACACCAGCAAGTTTGGCAGATGCTGCAATGCCAGCAGCACCAATCTTAATCTGCTGTTGAATAGAATCTGTCTGACCAGTAACTAAAGCCTGGGCTAACGAGGCATCATCAACGCTTGGGAACTGTTCTCTAATCTGTTCCTTCAATGCTTCGTCAGCATTGTTAATTGCAAAGTAAGCGTTATCTATTCTTGAGGTTACTTCCTGAACGGATGTGTCACCACCAATAAATCTTTTAACATTCTCTGAAGTTGCTAAGTTTCCGAATCCTGGCTTTGACCTTAGAGCCTGAGTGTAAGAATCTTCCAGTGCCATGTAGTTGCGGATATTCTGGAATGCTTCACCAACGGGTAGTCCCTTTGACGTGGCTTCGTTACGCTTCTGTAGGTAGGTAGAGAACCTATCACGAAAACCAGCAAGTTCTGGGGACTCTGTGTCAGTAAGAATCAAGTTGTAGATATTTGAATCGTCCCAAGAAACCATGTTGGTATCAACATACTTTTTACCAACTGAGTAGAGATTATTAATCCACTGGTTCTTTGCAATATCTAAACCAGTTAGTTGTGCAAATATCTTGGCAAACGCCTCTTCATCTTTGAAAGCCATTTAGAATCCCATCGCAGAGGCTAGACCAGAAGCAAATGTTGATGCTTCCTTTTGTGCGGTTGTTGTGTTTCGGAACTCTGACATTCCTCTTAGTTGCTTGTAGAAGTCACCATATGATGGTGTCTTATCTGAAGCCAATATGTTTTGAATTGTTGGATTAGTTAGTGAGATGCTTTCCATGTCCTGCTCAAATGTATCAGCCATTAACTTGATGTATGGGTTTACCAAATCACGAACAGTTACAGTTGAGTCAGTGTTAATGCGGTCTGCAAAGTTCTTGTATAGTGACGCTGCTTGCTTGCGTACTTCCATTGCTGCATCATCAGCAGTTACTTCACCTTTAATAACACGGCGAACATCTGAAAGGATGTCACGGTCACTGCGAATGATACCCATGTCATTTGAATACTGGCGAAGAGTATCTTGAATCTTTCCTGCTTCTCCGCTTAGGTCTACACTTTCTTGACCAGCAAGCATTCCCTCAAGAACGGTACCTTCGTACTTGCCAAGGAAATCTTTTTCATCAAACTTTTTAACAGTAGTTGTTACTGTCTTACCACCCTTACGAGTGGTTTTAGTTACAGTACCAGCCTTAGACGCAGCATTAAGTTCTTTAAAGAATCTAGTCTTCTCTGCATCAGTAGCCTTACGACCAAAGGTTGAAAGTAATGTTGAATCAATTAGTGTGTCAGATAATGTTTTGTCATACTGCTGAATGTTTACACTTGTAGTAGGTCCTCCACCGCTACCACTACCAGTTCCTTCAACACCTTCAATACCTTCAGAATTTATTTGTGAAAGAATCTGGAACGGACTTGTCGCACTATCTGAACCATCAACAATGGCAGTCCAGAAAGACGAAGCCTTCTTGAATCCCAGTGACTTGCCGTACTTAGCGTAGGCACTGTTGATTACATCCATCTGAGACTTCGGTAGAGTTCCAGTCTTGAATGCTGACTTAGCGTATGCCTTGGACTTGTAGGTGTCTGCAGTCTTGCCACGCTTGGCTGCTGGTCCACCAGTTAAGGTCGTACCAGGCTGCCATAAGATACCATCTTGCTCTGTCGCTGTTGCTGTAACACCAGGCAGTGGAGTAGTAGAGCCTTCAGTTATACCAGGTAAATTAATTGGTTCTGGTTTTTTAATACCTGAATTATCCGTTCTAGCCATTAGTCAATACTCACAATCTCAGAGTCATAGGATAGGGGGTCGTTTTCCAAGTAGTATTTAAAGAAGTTCCCAAACTCTGGTACTTGGTTAGTTAGGTCTTCTGCAACACGTTTTTGCTCAGCCTTAATTCCCTCAAACTTTGCTGAATCAATGTCAGCATTTGGGTTTGAGTCAATCTCTAAACGAGCATTAACTAAGTCTTTACGTAGGCTCATGTAGTAGTAAACAGCCTGATGTAGGTCACTGTTCTTGACTACACCATTAACATACTTCTCATTACCAAGGAACCTAAAGATAGCCTTGACATTGTTGTTAGCCTTCTGTGTGTTCATGGTTCCACTGTCAGCAAGCCATGCTGGATATCTTTTACCAATGGCAATCTTTGCTTGCTTGTAGTTTTCCTTGGCTTGCTTCTCGGTTATTTCACCAGCAGCAACCTGAGCATCAAAGTAATCCTTAGCAGCAAACTGTGCCTTGAATCCTTGATTAACTTCAACTTCACGCTTAGCCTCATCAGGGTCAGTTAGTTTAGCCTTAACTGCACCAATACCACTAACCTTTGATGAGTATAGTTTAGAGTTGGCAACTGCGCTGTAGTCTTTAACAGGGTCACCAGCGTTAAGCATCGCACCAGCAACCTTAGTATCTCCAACTTCTCCATAAGCATTGGCAAATGCTTCAGAGTATTTGTTTAAGTTGTTGAGAGTCTGTGGTGTAGACAGGAATCCAAAAGGATTCTGTTCACGTGGTGTGAACTGAGCAATAGATGCACGTTCAAAACCATACTGGCTAATGAACTCAAGTAAGCCATGGTCTTCACTTAGACCATTGTTAACTGCATCCTGCTTCATAATGCGTAGGTCTTTGCGTAGTTCTTCCTGTTGTGTGGAGAACTTAGGAGCAGCAACGTAGCCAAATGCAGAGAACATAGCCTCAGCAAAGTTCATCTGAGTAGCAGCACCCATAGCCTGTGCCAACATCTCTGCACGCTTCTCATCAGTTAATGGCTCAGGATTGTATGGGTCACGCTCTGAATCCCACTTAGCGAAGATATCGTTGTAGGCAACGATTACTCTGCGGTTGTAACGCTCAGTTGCCATAGGGTCAATAGCGCCTATCACATCACTGATAACTGGAATTTCACTGGCAGCAAGGCTACGCATCCAAGAGTTAGGTGAGATTGCAATACTTAGCAATACTTCACTGGTGCTCATGTCCTGCTGTGACTTGTAGTAAGGGAACAACTTCTTGCGCAAGAACTCTGGGTCTACACCCATCTTTGTTAAGAATAGTTCTGGGTCATAGTCTTTACCGCTTAGAGAGTTAAGGACAGTTGCAGCACCAACATCAACAAGTGGTCCACCTGCTTCAGGAACAAACGGGATGTATCCATTGTTAATCAAGTCAAAGGACGAGATTGGTGTATTAAGAGATACGCCTTCTGGAATATCCTTACCAAAGAACCTTGCAACAGCAGTAGGTATAGTTACCTTTACAGTGACATCTTGCGCATCAAAAGGATTAACAGTCTTTACTTCTCTACCGTTTTCATCTTCAACGCTAAATACTCTAGCAGGTGATTGGTAAATCATAAAGTAACGTGCTGCGGCAGATGGGTTACGAAGTGTATATCCAAACCAGTAACGGTTAGAGTTCTGCTTAGCCATATAGAATGGTGATATGAAACGCAGTACTTGACCAGGGTCTGTGTATCGCTCAACGCTGTATAGGCGTTCCATTAACATCTTGTAGGCAAAGCGATGTGACTGTGTTTGTATTTCTCCAGACATATTCTGAATCTGCTCAGGTGTATAACCTTGACTCTGCAATAGTTTGGCACGGCGTTTGCCTTCAGCCTTGTACATCATGCTGTAGTAAGGATGACGAACTAAAGTATCTTCAGGTCTTGTACCAATTACATCAAATATCTTGTTGACAACTCCACCCCATGCGGTGCGGAATGAACCTGAATCACGGTCTGCTAGTGTATCTCCAACAACAGTTGCACGTTGTGACTCTGGAATCTTAAGCATATCTTCTGCTGTAAGTTCTCCCTTTAGTGCTTTAGCACGTAATCCAGGAGTAATGTTACCAGCCTCGTCTACAACACCATCAACTATGTTGCCATCAATGCCTACCTTGGGCATTACGTTATCAACGATTAGTTGAATTTCAGTTACCATTCTTCTGATTGGGTCATTTACACCAGCAGCACGGTACTTTCTTAGGTCATACTGCTTGGTCTCACGCCATTTAACTGCTGAAGGGTCCTTGCTTTTAGCCCAAGATACTACTTCATCAACGCCAACATCTTTAATAAACTTCTGTGCAACGAAGTCGTTCATGTGGTGATTAGCAAAGTCAGCCGCCGCTTCTGCCCAGATTGGTTCGCTTGGAGTAATCTTGCGCTCACGCACTCTACCATTAATCCATCTTGAATCACTTACACGCTGTGAGTCAAAGATAGTGCGCATACTACTCTGTGATGCACTGGCTTCCTTGGACATAATCTGACCAATAGGACCAGCACGGAACCCATCAATAAATACACCAGGAATAACTTCATACTGTTCAGTACCTGCAGCAACAACCTTTGGATTAATAGTCTTGTTGGCTATTAACTCATCAATGCGTCCACGTAAACCTGCACGTGTTAGTGCAATCTGAGATAGGTTCTGGATTGAATCATCCATACCACGGAATGAATCAAGCGTTGACTCAATGTATTCACGTAGTTTAGGAGGTATTGACTGGTAATCATCAGCAATTCTAATATCTTCAAGTGCATCATACTGTTCACGAACTCGCTGTTGGAATACACGCAAGGTGTCAAACACTACGGTTTCATCTGCAGATATGATGATGTTTCTAGCGTTAGTGATGTCACCACTTGACAATGAGTCGTAAAGTTCTAGAGATGCAGGGTCTTCAATACCGATATCGTCAACGATACGGTTTGGAAGGAACTTTAACTGGCGCAATGCTTTTTCAAACGCACTATTAGGTAGTGTATTTACCTGTCCGTACCTTTCGGTGACAGCACGTGAGTTATCTAGAGCCTGTAGTAGGTTGCCAGACAGACTATCTGATGAACCTCTGAAGGCTTCATCAATATCTCTGTACAATCTTTTAGCATCTTGATTTAATCTTGGGTATTCTTCGTTAAATACTATGTTTGCTGCTTTAGCGTTAGCCTTATTGTTTCTTCGTGCAATGGCACGGGTTCTTATACCCTTTTCGTAGGTTCCGCTAAGGACTTCGCTAACAGATAGGTCAGAACTTCTAGCAAATTCAAATGCTTCAGCAATTACTCGCTGCCAACCTTCAGTAACGTTACGTGAAGTGTACTTAAAACTCATAAGAGTCGTAGGTTTCCAGATTAAAGTGTACAAACTTTCGGTAAGGTACTCTGCACTGTCTCTTGTTTTGACGGCACGGTCTCTTATGCGCTGCGGAAGTTCTTCACTTGCAGTAAGTTGACCAATTTTTCTTTCAAGAATCTCATCAACGACTTTTGATGGAGACTTACCAGCGTAATCTTCTGGATTAAGTCTAATATCATCAAGTAATAGTTTGAATACATTGGAGTTCTCACGAAGAACATCGTTAAAGATTTCCATATCCATGCCAACGTGCAGTGTTGGAACCTGAGATGTGGTTGTAGGCACATCAGATAGCAAGTCTTTGGCTACCTTGCGTGCATTAATTACATCAGCCTCGTCAACTTTTGTTTTGTTGGCGTTAGCAGAAATCTCTTTTGCAATTTCATCCACATAATCTTTGATTAACTCAACAGTTACTCTATTGCCATACTCATCAGCAATGGTGTAGTTAGGGTCATCAATGATACGAGACATTGTTTGACGCTTGTAGTTGTTTGACTGACGAGCCATAGTTATGGCAAGTTCTTCAAGTAAATTAATTTCATCGTCTGACATGTCAGGAGTTGCTACGTGCTTCTTAACCATAGCGGCAACAGTTGTTTCTTGTAGTTTATTAAACCACTGAAAGCGTTGGGCTTTGTTTCCGTCTGCAGGAAACGTGTTGAAAATTGTACGTTGCGCCTGAGCGGACAAGCCACCAAGTTTACCAGTCTGACGTACACGAGCACGAGCCTCTAAAGATGAGCGGTCACCAACTACTGCACCAATACGAGCAACACCTGCTGGTCGTTCACGTAGTGGCTGTGATGGATTGAACCAACGAAGGACACGAACACCAGTTCCGTCCTCAACCACACCCCAGAAAGACTCATCAAACTTAATAGAGTTCTTAATTTTCTGTGCTTCAACAACTGCATAAGGCGACCAGGTTACATCTTTAAAGATACCTTGCACGGATTCGTCTGAGTTAACTAAACGAGTTAGGAAGTTTGACTGCCTTGTTGCCTTGTCTAGTTGCTCTTGTAGTTGTGCTTGTTCTACGTACTTAGGAGCACGCTGCGCTGCAGCCATCTCAACGCTGTAAGGTAACATGAACTCTGTTGAGTCAGCATCTTCAACAACGGTCTTACCACGAAGGTACTTATCAACTTCGGATTTGCGACCTTCAATGTTGTCAACTAGGTTAGCAAGGCTTTCGCTTTGCACACGAAGTGCATCACGTGCACGCTCGTCACCAATACCAACCTTCATAAAATTAACTAGGTAGGAATCGTCACCAGTTTCAATGGCTAGACGTGCTGCTTGCTGTGCAACTTTTGCTGAACTTTCACCCATCTGTGAACCAGAAATCATTGGGTGAGCAGAAATTCTGCTAAAGTTATTTACATTAGCCTTGAAGTAATCAATAGTTTGACGTGCGGTATTGTCTTTACCAAGTAAGGCATCATCAAGTTCTTTACTCAGCACTGGCATTGTCTTGCTGGTTACAGGACGTGTAACGATTGAACGCCGTGCTAATGCGGCACCACGACCTGCTACTGCAAGTGGGTCAAGGAATAACGAAGTTGCAAAGTCAGAAGCAAACGAGATATACTTCTGTGGACCACGTGAGAAGTAATCTTTTACTTCAGTTGAGTCTGCCCAGTCAATCTTATCTGTGCCTTGGTCTCCAGCAACTAATGAGCCACCAACAAATCCAACGATGGACTGTCCAGGAGAAACCTGGCGTGATGTGTTGTATGCGGTCTTCCATGTGTTAACGTCAAAGAAGCCACCGTCAATGTCATCACGGTAGTCAGCGTTGGAAGCAAGGAATGCAGTTGACAATGGACGTGAAACAATCTCACGATATGGAACAGTTAGATACTCTAGGTTCTTTAGGACCTGACTACCAGCAACTTTCCAAACACCAGTGTATGCCTTTAGTACGTTTCCGTCAGACTCACGAACAGCATTTGCAAGTGAAGAAATAAAACCAGTATCTTCTGGTGTCGCTGGAGGAGGAGTTGTGTTACTCATTCTCATCCTCTTTTACAAGTGCGCCACTATTGATGTTTACAAGTTCGTTGATGAAAGCATTACGCTCGTTATCATTTTCCCAAGGTAGGGTAGCAAATGCCATTACAAAGTCTGGGTCAGAAATACCAAACATGTTAACAAATGCTGCAACATTGTTTGCTAACTTCACTAGACGATACCATCCAATTCGTTTGCAGCATTTACATATTTTACAAAGTTCTTAAATGTGTCAGGTGCATCTGGGTTACTTGCTTGCTCATTAAGCATTGACATGTACTTAGACACCATCTTGTAGCGACCAGTAACTTCTTGAGTTGGAGTAAACCCTGGACCGAATGAAGCACCTGCGGTGATTGGTTCGTCTGGTCGTTCTGTTGGTGCAAAAAGATTTGTTAGTTGCTGAGGTGGGGCAGCAGGTACTGTTGGCGATGGTACGTTAGGGGTTGGATTTCCCTGCATTGCTGCACCTGCCTGTAGGTCTGCTAGTTCTTTACGTTCCCCGTACTTACCGCCACCTGGAATTTCTTTAGCAGCCTGAATAGGACCACCATCGGTACGGCGTGAAAGAGAACCTGGACCTGATACTGCAGCAGGGTTTGCTGGCTTACGATATCCACCTTTAGCCATTATTGTCCTCTTTCAACTATCTGGATTTTTCCACCAGTATTAATATCAAATTTTTTAGCAACATTCATTGCTTCTGTAATAGTTGCACCTTGGGCTAAAGCACCAAGTGCGTAGGCTGCGCCAGTTCCTATGCCGTACAAACCAGTATTGGTTTCTAGTACCGCATAATTACCAGCGACATGAAATACTCTCCCGTTGAAACCAACTAGGAAAACAAAGTCTTCATCTTCTTTTAGTGTGATGCCAGACTCTTCGTGTTGTCTACGCATCTCTGGAATAAACTTTGACACCATAAAGGTGTAATGTTCGCTTCCGTCATAGTATGGTGGTTCCCACCCGTACAAGATAACGTCACAGCATCGTGAGTTACCTGCACCAGCCATAACATAGTCACCAACTTCAACAACCTTCTTCATGCTGTTGTGCATGTATGGTCGTTCGGTATCAGTTACTTGTGCATCAGCAGCAAAGGTAAACCCTTTACGCTTTTTGATGGCAATGATTGTAGTCATTATCCACCTAGTTGCGCTAAGATATCCTGAATGTTAGGTGCCCCAGGGGATGCTGCAACAGGAGCACCACCCATAGTATCGGGTCCTTGTGCTTCAACTGGAGCACCCTCGCCTGGGGCTGCTTGTGGGGCACCGCCCATTGCAGCCATCATATCTTCTGGCGTTAGCGGTGCTTCTTGAGGCGTTTCTTCTACTTCTTCTTTTTTGAATACTTCCATTACGGAATCTTCAACGGTCTTACCATTGCGGCGTGCGTCAATTACCTGAGCAATCTTCATCACGATATCCGATGGGTCCTGACCTTGGGCTGCCATTTGTGGGATAGCAGTTGAGGTTGCGTTAAGTGCACCCATAAGTGCGCCACGCATTTTCTCAATGTCAATGCGTTCAATCTCCTTGGATACGTTTACGTTCCATGGAAGTTCCTGCATTACAAATTCTTGTGAAATTAGGTTTGCCTGTAGTGCCTGTAGGCTGAAGATAAGGGCACGTGATGGGTCAAGACCTGACATCAGACCGTAGCGCACCTGTACGCTGTAGTCTTCCTTGATGTCTTTTTCTGGGCTGTACTTCAAAACATATGGAGCACCGTTGTAAGTCATCTGTGTTGACTTCTCGCCAGGGAATAACTTCTCGTCCATTTCCATGGCTAGTGCCATGACATCCTGCAATGTTTCTGCAAGGATTTGCTGACCAGCCTTAATTTGGGAATCAAAGCCACCAAGAAGTGCCTGAACACCAGAGCCTGTAATTACGGATGCGTTTACGCTACCTGAGCGACCTTCTGGGTAACGAGCACCCATGCGCATTTCTTGCTCAAGAATCTGTTGTTCTTGGAAGGCACCCATAGGGATTTCTAAACCAACACGGCGAACACCCTGTGGGTTGGCAGTACGCATAACTGCATCAGGACCGAATGCAAACTCTTGCATATCCTGTGGAACAACCATTGGCGCATTAACTGATTTCTCAGCAGCGTCCATGGCTAGAAGGCTAAAACGTGCACGAGCAATCTGTGCCCAGATGACATCATCAAACTGACCACGTGGGTCTTCAGTGTCAATGCCTGGACGCTTGGCAATACGCACACTTAGTTTACCAAGTGGGTTCTTTGCCTTACGTAGGGGAAGGTTTCCTCGCTGTGGAAGAAACAGGACTACCTGGTCTTTGTCCTCGTAACGAATCAAATCAAGTAGAGTGCCGAGGTCAATATCTCTGCGGTCATTTCCACCAAGGATTTGGCGTTCGTACTCTGGGAACTCAACAATAAGTTCACCAATGGACTTTAGGTAACGCTTGCTATATGAAACACATCGTCCGTAGCGGTCATATTCTGGGTAAGCACCCAATGGGTTTTCTACACGAATGCGTGGCATACGAGCCTCAAAGTCAGGCTCTACAACAAACGGCAGGAAGGCATAGGTATTATACCAATCTGCGCCTGTATACATCTGGGTTTGTAACCCAGAAAATTCAACGTAGTTGTTGACAATCATGGAACGCAAGTTAGCGTTCTTCTTTGCCCTGTCAGATGTTACGTCAGGTGTCTGACAATTAAACGATGGCAGTGGAGCCAATACTTCAGCCAAGTCACGAGCAACAACGTCAACGAAGTTGGCAATCATCGGCTTGTTCATGCCCTCAGGGAACATGTCAGGGTATACCGATACCATGTCACCACGGCGTACAGCAGTGATATCAGCCATACGCTGGTCACGTACTGAGTATCGCTGGCGTAGGTAAAGTACCTTGTCAGCGACCTGTTCCATTGAGAGTGCCATGAATATCCTTAAAGATAAGTTGTAAATTGTTCCATTGCTAAATCGTCAAGATTAACAACTGCTTGTTTTGCCATCTGTCGTTGAGTAACAAAGCGGCTAGTTGCGTGCCAGATTTGATTCCCAGAGTGCTGAATCATTTCCTTGGCTTTAATCTCGCAGAACCACAGAGCCATTACAACGTCTGTAGGGTTACGAGTTCCAGGCTTCCAAGTAATCAACTGATTGATTAGAGCCTTGATACCCTCGTGGTATTGAGGGTCTGGTAGTTCAATAAGGTTATCTCGGTTGTGCTTGGCGTTTGTCATAGTGCCAAACAAGCCCTGCATAGCAGCCACACCGAAGTCAGTGTCCCACTTGTTCTTACCAGTGAAGTGACTGGAGAACCTTACGCCCTTGTTAGCCAGATACTGGCGGAACTCTTCGTCCACCTCGTACATCTTCTGGTGGGCGTTGATTTCAATACGCAGTTCTACTGGGCGGTAGGTGTTAATCCAGTCTTCAATGATTGCACGAATCTTGCCAGGTGTTGGGTCTGACATATTGTAAGCATCTAGGACTAGACGCTTACCAGACTGACGGTCTACAGCGTAGACAACTAGAGCAGTCTTTCCTGCCATAGCAGGGTCCATGCCAATTAGCGTGACCCATTGTCCGTCCCGTGGATGTCCAGGCGCTCCCATGCGGAGAGGACCAGGCTTACGCATACGGTTAACACAGGCGTTAACAATCGTTGGATTAAAAATTGCGTCATCGTCTATGTCCTGTTGCTGGTAAACTAAAGCCCATGTTGAGGCTGTTACCTCGCTACGTCTTGCAAAGAGTGCTGGTCCATCCCACTTCTGGTAGTAACCATCTTCATCTGGCACAGCGTCATCATCGCCATCCCAAGGACGGTCTGAGCGCTCCCAGAGGGTAACCCATTTATTTGGGTCATCGTCAATCTCAAGTGCGGCTGGCATAGCCAGACGTGTAAACGGGCTGACACCACCAGACCAGTGTTCTGGGTTTCTAAGTTCTCGGTATAAATCTACAGCCCCGATACGAGTGCCTACAATGAGCAACTTGCCGTTCTTACCCAGACGGGTGATTACTTCCTTCTGGAGCCACTCTAACTGCTTCTCCCACTCGTGGGCGTTGGCAGTAGTGATAACGTCATCAAGGATGATGAGGTCAGCACGAGCACCGTAAATCTGACCACCAATACCTAGCGCCTGAAGCGTAGGGTCCTTTTCGGATGAGTCACGGGCTTCTTGACCTAGGTAGACCGTATCGGTTTTCCAGGTGTCAGAGTCTTCTTTCCAACCACCAGAAGGTCCATAGACCTGCTGCAACTTGGCATAGCGTGGATGGCTAAGTCGCTGCTTGATGGAGTAGACGAACTCACGGGCTTTATTTAAAGTCTTGGACACCACAATGATACGCACGTTGGAATCCATAGCAATACGATAGGTGCTATAGCCTACGGTGATTACGGTGGATTTTGCGTGCTCAGGTGGCACATTAATTAAGATACGGTTCTTGTTGCCCTTTTCATAGGACATGGCTGGATGGAGCCAACTAGGCTCCCTTCCCTCCAGAACGTCAATCCAGTCCTGCTGGTGAGGGAATACTTCGTTACCTAAGAACTCTTTGGAGAATGTGGCAAAGTCTATGTTCTTGCCGTTCTCGCTGCCTAGCGTGACCTTCATTAGGTCTGAGCCAGCAGTTCGGGCTATCTCTAGGTTTTTGGCAAACATAGGGTCTGTGAGCCACTTTTTTAGAACATCGGGCTTGCGCCCCACCATAGCAATAGCGGCTCGCACCTCAATGCCAGTTTCTACATGGGCTATAACTTTGGACTTATCTTCTCTGAGGCGTACCACATTATGGTGCTCTGCACCGCCTTTGGCTGCCATATGAAGTTATCCTATCTAAAGCATTCACCTAATATCAAGTTCAAATAAAATGATATAAAGAACTTAATATAAGAGCGCCGAAAGGCGCTCATAATAGCAGCCCCCAAAGGGCTGCTTTAGGTTGTTAAAGGCAGCCACAAAAGGCTGCCATTAGGTTGTGTGCGCAAAGCGCACTTATGTTATTTTATCCTACATATATACTAACCCTGTTACAAAGGGACTGTAACGTTTCGTTACCAAATTGTTATAAACTATTTTTAAAGTCCTTTATCTAATGGGTTTTAATTGTGTGCCTAATTACAAAATACTGGAAAAAATATTTGATGGGAGTCATATACATACAGCGTCCGACCCCTTAACAACTGGGGGTCATAGGTTTTCCACAGGTTATCCACAGGTGTGGATAAGGTTGTGGATGAATTGTATCCAACCCCTACCCCCTACGGGGGGTGAAAATACTTTATAACAATTCCATAACAACGGCGTGTCGGACTTGACAAGTAATGTCAACACGTTTGGACGGGTGGACTATCTCCCTACCTTCTCCCCCCACCAATTCGGGGCGCACAATTTAATTGGTAACGATTTGATAACGGACGGCGTGTCGCCTTGACATTGGCTTGAAGGTGTGCATTAGCCACAGTTCCACATTATGAAATTAGATAACAGTTTGGTAAAGGTTGCGTGTTTCGTGTCGTTGGGCTTGACAAGGACAATAGACCGTGTATTGTTGTTCTTGTTGGAGGGAAAAGCCCCCCAAAAAATGGAGGTTAGAACAAATGTACGAATGCGAATCCTGCGGAACTGAATCCGCCGAGGCTTTAGAGGCTTGGTATCACTTGAAAGGAAAAGCCCTAGGGGAATACAAGAGCCGTGTGAATGTTTGCGCCGAATGTCTAGCGGAGGTTAAGAACTTTCGCCCACACCATACGAACCCAGCCCTAAAGTGGAGACTAATCCCAGTCTAGTTGGTACGCCTCGCCCCCCTCTTTCGGGAGGGGGACGGGACGGGGTAACTAGCCCCAAGAAACAAGGAGAAAAGACAATGACAGACTTAGAGGCGCAAGTTAACGGACAGATTGAGGAATTACAAGGGCTAACCCGTAACGGTGTGATTGACTGGCTCAATGACCAGTTAGAGGTAGTCACCATTAAGCGCAATGATGAACTTACAGGGCTTGAGATTCTAACCAGTTTCGGAGGTCCTAACATTTGGGTAACCCTAGACTCTAGAGGTTCGGACTGGCTAGAGGTTCGGGGCTACTGGGGAGGCGAGAAGGTCACTAAGGAGGCTTACGCCCCTAAGGTATACGGCGAATTGGTGGCAATGTACGAACTAGACTAGGGGGCTTGGCTCTCCCCCGTGCTTACGGGTACGGGGTAGGGCTTGGCTAACTAGCCAGAACGACAAACAAGGAGGCAACACAATGGAAGAAGAAACAGAGTTCACAACAATTCAAGAGGTACTAGACGGGGCTTATGAAAAGTTCGGCGGTTGGTCAATGTCTGCCAATGACGTTATTAACTGGATAGCCACCGAACTAGACGCACTAGAGGAGGCGAACTAATGCAGGTAACAATGGGTTGGGCGGTTACCGTAGGCGGTATCACGGTCAAGGAATTACGAACACTAGACAGGGCGGAAAGTGTAGCCGAGGAATGGGAACTAAAGGGATACGAGGACGTAGAACTTATGGAGGTAGAACTATGAGCATCAAGGAACTGGCACACCCACTAGGGCGTGAGGCATTACTAGAAACTAACGGGCTTAAGGTAGCCGTGCGGATTATGGACGTAAAGCAAGCCTACGGACGGGTGCGCTACGTTGTAACGCCCCTACACGGGCACGGCACGGCAACAGTTGAGGATTTTAGAGTGGAGATAACGCCGTGACTAAGTGCAACTGTAAGGAATTAGATGATGATTTAATCTTAGAGGGGTGGACGTGTTACGAATGCTACGAAAATAGAGGCACAAACAACTGGAATTGGACACCTAAAGCACGGCGGTTAGGTAGCAACTTAATCGCCCTGTCCTGCCTAATGGCAATCGTAGGCATCATAATGTGGATGTTTATTCTCGCAACAAACTAATTATAACGATTAGATAACGGATACCAAATAGCCTTGACACCTGTCAGGGACACCGATTAACTAGACACAACGACAGAAACTATGGAGGTTTCAAAATGTATAAAGAACTAATTAAGTTCCAACAGTTCCACCAATGTCCACAATGTGGGGATTCGGTGAGAGGTGGATTCAACGTCCCGTCCGTAAGCCTTGACTGGGTATGTCAGGAATGCCACAAGGAATGGGAGGTGGCGTAATGATTACAGTACGCAGACTACCCCACAATGGGGCGTTAGAACTAAGCGCAATGGTACGAGACACGGCAGGGTGGGGCGTGTGGCTAGAACACACAACTTACTACGGCTACGACAAGGCAGAGGCTAAGCGGAGATTCCGTGAACACCTAAGAGAAAAGCACTATGTGCTAGTGAATGACTAGGTTATGGAGGTAACCAAAATGAAATACACAGCGACAGTTACGTTTGATGTCTTAGATTTTGAGGCAGACAGCGTTAAAGATGCAGACAGCAAGATAGATAAGTTGATTGACTTACTATCTGATGCAAGCGAGGCGTGGGATAGCCTCAACTGGGATAACGTGGAATGGAAAGCGGAGGTAACCACAATGAATAAGACACCGCTAGTAGGTAAGCAAGTAACCATAGTATGTGACGAGGCTACGCTACAAGAACTCTACAAGTTAAACGATTACCAATGGGATAACTTTAATGAGGGAGAGTTTATGTTCTTTATCGGTGAGGTAGGGGACACCGAATTGAATGATGAACAAATGGAATTTTACGGAAACAATTAGGAGGTAACACAATGAATGTGCAAGAGTGGGAAGAAAAGTTTAAGCCCGTAGTTAATCACCTAGATAGCAATGCTAGTTGGCAGGACGGTGAGGGCAACGGCATTATGTTTGAAACTTATGGAGATGAGTATGAATTTGTAAACAAACATAAAGAGTCACGACAAGTATGGTCATACCGTGATGATGAGTACGAGGGTTTAATCCTTGTATCAGGTATGGCACATAACCCCATTGGGTATTTCGTTACGGAGATACCTTGGACAGATGAAGATTCAAGTATCATAATTTACGTGGAGGAAAACTAATGAAACTATTCAACAAGCAACAACAAGACACATTCGCACGACTAGATGAACTAATGGTACGTATGGCAAGTGACGAAACGTATGACGAATACATTGTAATCAGAGGAGGTATGAACAATGGATAAGTACGAGGTAACGCAGGTAATTACTTACCTAGTAGAGGCGGATAGCCCTAGTGATGCGCTACACGTTTGGGAAAGTGACCCACGTTGCGGTGTTGTTGAATGGGAATCGGACAAGATTTCCTTAGTTGATGAAAGCATAGAGGTGAACTAATGGGTGACAGATTTACATTCGGTGTAACCGATAGAGGCGGTGACGTGCTGTATCTTTACTCTCATTGGGGCGGAAAGGATTGGGACGTACAGTTAAAGTGTGCATTGTGGGAGGCAGGTACGCATAGCAATAGTAGCGAACGTGCCAACCGTATCTTTATGTCTCAACTGGTAGGTGCATCTTGGGACAGTAAGGCAGGGTATGCCTTTAGTATCAACAACCCAACAGATACAGAGTATGGGTACATACCTATCGTAGATTTCAACAATAGCACCGTTACTTTCTACGAATACTTACAGTATCCGCACAATAAGTTAGGTGATGCGTTACTTAAACTTTCAATCATTGAGTTTATGAATTGCAATGACATACACGGACTGTTGCACTATGCGCAACGTGAACTAGAGGAGGCTAGACCAGATGTCACCGTATGAATTAGATGATGATGAGCGTAACACCGTGTATGCAGAGCCAGAGTTTATCTGTAAGCGGTGCGGTGCGATTGACCCTTGGCACGTATGTGAGGGGTACAAAAGATGACCGCTATGTGTGATTGGGTGTGGCAAGATACCCGTGACGGCTATCACTACTGGACTTGTAACGAACACGGGTGTGTGGATTCAGAGGAGATAGAGGTGGACTTAGATGACGAATGAGATTAACTATCCGAACTATGACGGCACACAGAACTGTGCACGTATGGGTGTGGATGTGTTTTATCAAGACTATGACAACAAGAACACGGCACAGGAGGTGGCAGACTTGAAGGAGTTCTGTTCCACCTGCAACATCCTCAATGAGTGTATGGAGTACGCAATCAAACACGAACGCTATGGATTCTGGGGTGGTACTACGCCATACGAAAGACGAATGATACGTAGCAAACGTAACATCAGACTACAACCACCCGAACAGTATTCAAATAGCAACGCAGAGTATCGTAAGAAAGACACAGAGTATTGGAGTAACCGCTAATGGTAATCAGCACAGTTGAGAAAGAGGATGACGTGTATGAGGAGATACACGTAGAGGTTGAACCTGACCACGCATCTGTATTCCTGGGTAACACCCACTTTTTTATGCACCGTAAAACATTTGAACGCTTGCTATTCACAATGCAAGGTGCATTACTAGAGGAAGAATTACTGGCAGGGCAGGATAAATAATGTTTATGCAACTAATATTTTTCCTTATAGTTACTGGGTTTTTGGGTAGTAAAGCATACAGGCTATACCTAGAAAATAAGTATCTATCTAAGCACTTACGTGAACGAAAATGAGGACACGTAAGAAAGAACTAGAGGCTATCGCAGATGTCCTTGAACAGGAACATCACGATGTCGTGTACCTGGCAGAGATTATCTGGAAGATGATAGATGACATGCGCCGTGACCGTGAACTCTACGTAGTAGGTGTGAACTATCAAGGTGTAGGACAGTTTCTATTTGGACCTTATGAGTCAGATGCAATGGCTACTAAAGACTACGAGGGACGAGGTAACATCCGTGCTCTCAAGCAGGGCGATGTAGCCAGGGTATTTAAACTACTTGTACCTACCAAAATCTTTGATGACGGTGAGGAGCAAATACAAGGGGACTTGTTTGACATAAGGTAAAACTTATGGAAAAATAAGTATGGCTGTCGTGGTTGAGCGGTGATTTTTTCACCTCCATGTTTCATCACTGCTCCCACGACACGCCGTGTACGATTTGACAGACACAAAAACATGGACTATAACTTAACAACACAACAACATAAGTTCTGCTAAGGCAGAACCAACAATAGGTTCGCCCTTAAAGGCGAACATAAGAAACAGAGGTAGAAATGATTAAGGTGAATGGGTACGAGTTACCCGTACACGTTAGCCATAGCCAGATAGGTACATACAATTCTTGTGGTTACAAGTATTGGTTGTCCAAGGCTTTGGCTGTCCCTGAAGGACAGACATGGTGGTTGGCTGGTGGTGTTGCTGTTCACGAAGCAACCGAAGCCTATGACCGTCAACTATGGGAAACCGAGGGACGATAGCCATGTGCTTTAGTACCATTTGCCATAGAGTAAACAAGAGATTAGAAAAGGCTTACGAAATACTTGAAGCCTTAGAAACTTTACACACATCTAAGCGTGTATTAGTTGATGACTTTCGCCGTGTCCTTTGTGTGCACTGCTCAAGTGAGGGTGGCTTAGTAGATTACCCATGCCAAACCATACAGATAGTAGCAAGGACAAGAGATAATGGCTAAGATGAAACAAGAGGAACTAACCCTCACACAGGCTACGCCTGAGGAGTTGTGGTTACAGTACTGGGAAGATAACTTAACCCGTCAGCGTGCCGTACAGGGGCAGGAAGACACATCACAGTGGCGTGCTGGTGGACGTGCAACCATAGCCAATCCCAACAAGGAAGACGGGGACTGGTGGAAGTCAAACGGTTTAAACATGGTGAACAACTGGGTTAACTTCCGCAATGCGGAACACAACCTAGAACTATGGGTCACACCTCAAGGTGTACCTGCCATTGAATTGGTGTTCAACATTAACCTTGATGATGTCATGGTTAAGGGTGCACTTGACCGCATGATGGTGCTACCTGACGGTAGCCTTGTGGTACTAGACATTAAGTCTGGTGCACGTATGCCTTCATCAGACTTTCAGTTGGGTATCTATGCGGTAGCCATGGAGGAAGTGTTCGGTGTCCGTCCCAAGTATGGGCTATACTGGGATGCACGTAAGGGAACAACATCAGAGTTAATCAACCTAGATAAGTGGACACGTGAAACGGTGTCAGAGATTGTAGGAATGTTTGACAAGGCTCGGAGGGCTGGTATCTTTATACCTAACTTTGACCACTGCAAGATGTGTAATTTTAGTAACGATTGTAAGTATCAGAATGGAGATAAGTAATGGAAAAGAACTACGTTGTAAACGTAAAGACAAGCAAGGGCACAATCATCACAGCACGTGGTGACAGCGCCGAAGAGTTAATCGCTAACGTCAATGACTTGGTAGCACAGGGTGGACCTGATGCAATCAGCACACTGGAAGAAGCATTCACTGGTGTATCAACACCACGTGTACTAGCAACTGACCCAGTGGCTATTGTTCAGGCATCCCTAGGTGGCGAAGTTGTTGCGGAAGTACCAGCATTTGCACCTAAAGCACCACCAGTAGCAGTATCTGCACCAGCAGGTAGCGACAAGATGTGCATTCACGGTGCAATGGTTAAGCGAACAGGCAACGGTGCTAAGGGAGAATGGCGTGCATTCTTCTGCCCAACACCTAAGGGTACAGCAGACCAGTGCTCCCCAACATTTGCTAACCGCAACACACCAGAGTGGAACAGTTTCTAGGACTTCGGGTACTAGAAAAACATAACTGAATAAAGGTCTGTCCTGCTGGAGGGGAAGCCAGTCAGTACAGATAGGGGTGTAGGTCCGAAAGCCTACTTACTGTGCAAGTCAGTACATCCCACGCTTAACAAGGAGGAACAATGAAAACATTAAGCAGGTCCGTAGGACGTTCAGACATTGGTGGCGAACCAATGCCGTCAGTCTTTCGTACGTTTGAACAGAATAAGATTATCTTTAGACGTTCAGAGGTATCGTTAATTGCTGGCACACCAGGTGCAGGTAAGTCAACACTTGCCCTAGCACTAGCCTTGCGTATGCAAGCACCAACACTGTACGTATCAGCAGATACCAATGCTCACACCATGGCAATGCGTTTGTATTCCATGATTGAGGGTGTGTCACAGACAGATGCAGAGAAGATTATCTCAGAGCAACCTGACTTGGCTAGGGAAAAGTTGGCACAAGCACGACACATTTACTGGTCATTTGATTCATCACCTAGTTTAAACGACTTAGATGATGAGGTTACAGCCCTTGAAGAAACGTTGGGCGATAGCCCAGCACTGATAGTTGTTGACAACTTGATGGACATTAACATGGATGGTGGTGAAGAGTTTGGTGCTATGCGTAGTGCGCTCAAGGAACTTAAGTATCTGGCACGTGATACGAACGCCGCTGTTGTGGTACTGCATCACACTAAAGAAGGATATTCTGGTACGCCATGTCAACCTAGGTCAGCAGTCCAAGGTATGGTTAACCAACTACCAGCCCTCATTCTTACGGTGGGACAACAAGACGGAATGCTTGGTGTTGCCAGTGTCAAGAACCGTTATGGTAAGGCTGACCCTTCGGGTAATAGCCCAGTGTGGTTGCAGTTCTTGCCAGAATATATGTTCATTGCAGACTTAGAGGATGCTCGGTGACATTTGATTACGTAGCATCTATGACTGAAGGTCACAAGTATGGTGACATAGTTGCAGAACGCTTACGTTTAAACGGTGTACGTTGCACCGTGCCTGACCTGTACATAGTGCAGTCACGTGAAGAGATACCAGAGATGACAGCCACCGAGAAGGACATCATCCTTGATGATTCAGGTGAGTGCCTTGAGGTTAAGTCACGAAACATAGAGTTTACTGAACTAAAAGATTTCCCTTGGGGCAACATCATAGTTGATACGGTGTCAGGGTATGAGGCTAAGTTGCAGAAGCCATACGCCTACGTCATGGTATCTACCAAGACTAAAGGTATGTTTGGACTACTCACATCTACAAAGGACAAGTGGGTAGGTAAGCAACTGCACGACAAGTACCGTGGGCATGACGATAACTTCTACGTTGTTGACATAGAACATTGCATACCATGGGAAGAACTTGTAGTGTTCATTAAGAACTTAGAGGAGGAACAATGGTGGAATGGTTAATTATACTGGGGCTAGTTGGTATCCTCGCACTACTTATGTACATGGACAGAGATGATTATTAAATGGAAGGCAGACATATATCCCGTGTGTTCTATGACGGGGAACAGTACGTATCCTTCTATGAAATTATCAAGACTATACGTGATATAGGTGATGACTTCTGCGAGCAAGACTTACATGAAGCGTGCAGTGCACTAGAGTGGGTGGCTGAACAGTTACAGTTCTCAATGATAGCGGATGGGATAAGACATGAACAAAAGTAAGATAAAGGGTACATCTGCCGAGACTGCTGTTGTTAACTGGCTTGTAAGCAAGGGACGTAAGCACGTTGAGAGACGTGCACTCAACGGTGTCAATGACCGTGGTGATATCGCTGGTTTACCTGCCGTTGTTATAGAGGTTAAGAATCACAAAGAGATGAAGTTATCTGCATGGCTCAAGGAACTTGAGGTGGAGATGGCTAATGACAAGGCTGAGACTGGCGTTGTTATACACAAGAAGACAGGAACACTAGACGTTGGCAAGTGGTACGCTACTATGCCAGTGTCTGAGTGGTTTAAACTACTGGAGGAAGCAGGATACTAATGGATGAATTGGTTAAAGAAGAAGAGATATGTAAACAGTTACTTGAATTGGCTCAAACACCTGAACAAGTGCAGTACCTAACCACAAGTAATCAAAGCGTATTGCTCAATAAAGTGCAACAGTACAAAGCAGAGGCGGAAAGAGATTATCGCACTGCCGTGGAGTTAGCAAAGATTAACAAAGCCAAAGAAGAAGCATACTTAAAGGCACTTGTTGAGTTAGCAAAGGGCGTGTACTACAACGATGACTACTAAGCACAGCATACAACCTGTGCTTGAGCACTACGGTGCAACGAATATACGTGAAACATGGGGCTGGCAAAAGATTAGATGCGTGGTTCACGAGGATTCAACTGCATCTGCTAGTGTCAACGTAACAGAAAACATATTTGCATGTCATGCTTGCGGAGTTAAGGGTGACACCTATAAAATAATTATGGAGAAAGAAGGAGTGGGATTTCGTGAGGCTATCACAATCGCAGAAACAATCACTGGCGAAAGCCGTGGCAACATACAAGGCAAACATTCATCTAGCCGAAGGGTATCTAGCCAAGAGGGGATTATCTCTAGAAGACGGGGCTACAGCCCACCTCGGAGTAGTCGCAGAACCTCTACCTAGTCACGAGGCATACGTTGGTCGCTTGGTTATTCCGTACATCACACCAACAGGTGTGGTTGACATTAGGTTCCGTAGCATGGACAACAGTGAACCCAAATACATGGGTTTACCAGGGACTTCTACCCGTCTATACAATGTAACAGCACTACAATCAGCAGGAGATTTCATTGCGGTATGTGAGGGTGAGATTGATGCAATTACTTTGCATTACAAGTGTGGTATCCCTGCTGTGGGTGTACCTGGTGCGAACTCGTGGAAGAAACATTACTCACGCATCCTCCAAGACTTTGAGACGGTCTATGTTTTTGCTGACGGTGACCAACCAGGGTCGGACTTCGCAAAGAACCTCGCCAAAGAACTCTCATCAGTAGTAACATTGCAGATGCCAGAAGGTGAAGATGTTAATTCAATGTACCTATCACAAGGGTACGACTATCTAAGGAGCAAGGTGTCAGCATGAGCCATATGAAGGATGAGTGGGATGACTACGTTCAGTCAGGAAGAGATAACGTTTCTGATTGGGAGGCTTTCGGAGATGGGCTTAAAGATTTCCAGAGTTGGCTTAACAGAGTCAAGGGAGACCTTAACATTGGAGATAACAAGGATGCCTTTGCGGTAGACGATGACTGCATATGCGAAGCGTGTGTCACCTTTACCGCATGGGATGACCTATACCCTGATGACTTTGAGTTAGATTCCCTTGATGTGTATGAAGAACTGTGGGATATCCTAATCAAGAAGCAGAATGATTATGGTCCTAACAACATCCGCAATGCGCCAGGTGGTGCGCTTAACGGTCTACAGGTACGGCTATACGACAAGATGTCACGGCTGATTAACCTTATAGAATCAGGGGCTAAGCCAGAGAATGAGTCCCTTAGGGATACGTTTGTGGACATCGCCAACTATGGGGTTATTGGTGTTATGATTTTAGATAACACGTTCCCTGAGGCGAAGGACTACAATGAAAGTTAAAGTTATTGTAAGTGACCTGCAAGTTCCATACCATGACAAGCGTGCTGTTGCTAACGTAGCCAAGTTCATCAAGGCGTTTAAACCTGATGACGTGGTATCTGTTGGTGATGAGATGGACATGCAGACTATCAGTCGCTGGTCTATGGGCACACCAATGGAGTACGAACGTAGC